CTTTTTTAATAATCGGATTTACCAAATCAGCCATGCGCTGAAAGCTGGCCTGCGCATCGCCATAGTCAGTGGCGCGCTGACCGTGAACCAAACTGATCGCGCGCTCTAATATGTCCAGCGCCTTCATTTTGTCACCGCTTGATAAACCCAGACGTCGTTTTTTTCGCCAAAGCCCACCCGGTACATAATCCCATTTTGCTCACGCAGTCCTTTTGCGTGGCGTATGTCCTTGACCGTGACAATGCCATTGGCGCGATCAACAGTTGTGCGAACAGTCATAAATAATTTTTCAACTAGATTTGCCGTGTGCAGCGATTTCATCCGGTTTGCCGCTTGATTCGTCGAGATCGCCATTTTGTTTGCGAGGTACTTTGCCGTTGACGGACCCGCCTTGCGCAATTCGTTGAGCATGGTGATCGCGCTGTCATCAACCGTCGCTGCAACATATGCCCGATCGCAAGGCAGAATTGGTCGCCGCCCTTGCTTTGCCTGACTGCGTTCAAATTCCAGCCGTATAGCGCCGACCTCTGCTTCTTGTTCTGATGTCATTTAGCCTGCTCCTTAGTGATCATTTCGCCTGCTCCTTTTCGATTTCTGCTTTTCTGAAAATGATTGCCGCACGCTGATCGTCCTGCCATTTGGTCATGTCAGGGTTGCGCAGAGTTTTGCGACGATTGGCTATACCGCCCAACTCGTCATTGATTGGCACAGATCCTAAGAACGCCTCGAATACATCGGGCTTGAGATCAGCCGCGTCAGGCGCAAACTTTCGCTTAGAAGAAAGATCAACCGAGAAGCCATCACGCATAGAAACGGTCGCATCAAAACCATGCTGAGACAGTATGAATTTTATACCTTCGACCACACTCATAGTGGGGTCATCCCCGCCCAAGTGGGGGTGCAAACCCTTATGGGGGTGTGGGGGTGGTGTGTACACATAGTTTGGAGGGGGTTTGCAATAGGTTTGCAGGGGGTTTGCAGCTTTTTGGGGGGTATAGTGTGCACACCGACTTTGCAAAGGGTTTGCAATAGGTTTGCAGGTACTTTGCAGCGTTTTTGACCTGTTTTATCAGTTTTTGAGAATTTCATGGATTTACCTTCTCAATGTGCTGTCTGTGCCGATTTTTGTTCGTTTCATCGTTGATAATTTTGATCGTTCCCTTGGCTAAAAGTGCCTCCATCGCACGTTTGAAACCTCGTTTTACGACGTCCTCATTGTCGGGCATTTCGCTGAATAATTTCGGCGCAAAGTTGACACCAGCTGATGCGTTGACCCGCCTTCCTTGCTCATTAATTTGCTGTAAAAGTTTCAAAAATACGCGCTCGGCTTTGGCACTTGATGCCATTTTATCCAAGCCAGCTTCGACCTTGTCGGCCTTAAATACGCCGCTATCGTAGGTCATCGTGATTTCTTCGCCTGTGGTTCCATAGTTGTTTTTCTTGACCGACAGTCGGCGTGCCAAGTGGTTTGGCTCATAGCCATCCTCTGTGATCCGCTCTAGGTACAGCCGCGATCTGACCGAATTATTCCAGCCTGTTGATCCGCTGGTGCCTGATCCGCTTGACATGCCTGACAGTGATGGATGCGCCAACAATACGACCGCGCATTGAAACTGAATTGCCAACCCGCGCAACATGCCGACGAATTGGCGCGCCAATGCCCGGTCGTTTTCGTTCGCTCCAAATAGGTCGGCCAGCGTATCAAACACGACCAGCTTTGGCCGCTCAGCTTCAATCTTGTCGCGTATTTCAAAAAATAGCGGCGTTGGTTGCAGTGTTTTTGTCTTTGGGTTTTCGATCGCCAACAATGCGTCTTGGCCTGCTAGTGAACAAATGTGCATATTTTTAAGATCCGTAAATCCGATCATGCTGGCCTCGTTAATGTCGTGTAATCTTCGGTGCATTTCGTCAATATCGTCTTCTGCGCCGACATATATTGATGGACCCTGCACAGGTAGCCGACCCAGCCATTTAACGTCCTGTGCAGCCGCTGTGGACACTGCCAGCATCATTGCCAGCAACGACTTGCCGCTGCCGCCATCACCGCCCAACAAAGTTACCGTGTTGTTTGGAATAAAGTTTTCAATTAGCCATTCGCGCGGCTTGATTGGCCTATTTTCGAATAGGTCTGCGCTGGCAAATAATTTGCGTTTTTTTGCGCTTTCTTCGCCTGTGTCGATTGCTCTTAAAGACTGATCAATCTGAGCAAAACTGTGTATTTCGGTCATAATTTGTCCACCATTTCAATTCTGCTACCAATCCACCGCATAACTGGCACAGCCATAGAGTTGCCCATGCTTTTGTATCGTGGCCCATCTGGGCAATTCTCGGCTGGCTTGTTGCGCCACGGGATTTGCGTGTAATTATCGGGGAAACCTTGCAGCCTCTCGCATTCAACTGGCGTGAGCCTTCGCACTGCACTGGCTTGCATAACGCTATCGCCCTGGGCCGCGCTGTTTTGCACGCCGAATGCGATGACGGCTGCGCTTGTCATGCCATCTCGGCCACAAGACAGCCCCTTGTATTCGCGGCTAGACAGCGTGGTGACAGACCCGTCTTGCACGTTACCGATTGGCTGCAAATAACCGCTGCAAGCCTCGTCAGTGCTTAGTCCACCGCCGCCACCGCTTCCAGCGCGTGTTGTAACTGTTTCGGCAGTTTCTTGCCGCGCTTTTTTGCTCGGCGCAGGATGCCCTGACAGGCTTTCGCGCTCAAATAAAACCGCTGCGGCACGTCTCCAGTTTCCAATATGTCCGACAACGAACACACGTCTGCGGCGCTGTGGAACTCCGTAGAATTGAGCGTCAAGCACTCTGTAGGCGAACCCATACCCGCATTTCGCCAGCGCCCCAATGAAGGAGCCAAAATCCCGTCCTCGGTTGCTAGACAAGACGCCGGGGACGTTCTCCCAAACCAGCCACTTGGGGCGATATTGTGCAGCGATGGCAAGATAGGTGAGCATGAGATTTCCGCGAGGGTCATCAAGTCCTTTGCGAAGTCCTGCGACTGAAAAACTTTGGCAGGGGGTTCCTCCGACCAAAAGGTCAATTGATCTGTCATTCGGCCATTCCTTAAACTGTGTCATGTCGCCGTAGTTTGGCGTGTCAGGATAATGATGCGCCAACACCGCGCTGGGGAATTTCTCAATCTCGCTGAACCATTGCGGTTCCCAGCCTAGCGAATGCCAAGCGACGGTTGCCGCCTCAACACCGCTGCATACGCTGCCGAACTTCATGCCGCTTCCCTCGTTTGTATATGTGATTTGAATGCGCGCTTCTTTTGATCGTCGAGCGCGTTGAAGCAAGCCATCAGATAAACTTGCAGTTCGTCAGTTGTGGCATTGCCAGCCCACCAATGTGCGTCACTTTCCAGATCGTCTAAAGTTGGCAATGGCGCGCCGATTTGGCTGTTTGGTATGATTGACCGCGCGACCGCTGCGCGCTGTTCTTTGTCTAGTGATGACATGGCCACAAATGCCAGTGCAGCGCGCTCCTGTGCGCTTAGATGAACGCGCAAGAGCAACTTGACTTGCAGCCAAGCGTGACTGTCGTTGGCAATCAGGGCTAACCCAATGACCTTGGCAATCTTGCGGTGTGCTGCGCTGGCATATTTGCGGATTGATGACATTCTTTAAAACGGGATTTCATCATCCAGATCGTAATCTGGTGTTTGCGCAGGCGCGCTTGCGGTTGATTGATTTGACAGACCGAATGGATCGTCGTTTGGCGGTGTTTCGTTGCGAGTAACTGATCCCGCCACCACCTCAAAATCGTCGCCTGCATCGCCATAGATAGCGTTGACCACTTGCACAGTGTCGACCAGCATTGAAATGCCAACATTTTTATCTGGGTCATATTGCGGCGACACAAGAATACTCAAACTTCCTGTGCTGCCACTCCAAAACCTACGATCTGCCAGCGGTTGCTTGTTACCGTCAATTATTTTAGGTTCTTTATTTGGCTCACCTGTTTTTTTATTTTTTGCATTTCGCTTGGCTGAAAATGTGACTGTGCCGTCATCGTTTTTTTTCATGCCAAAGACTTTAGACAATTTGCCCAGCGTTGAATTGCGCGCTTTGCACTCGTTATAATGCTGCTTGCATTGGTCGGTAATTTCTTTTGCTTGCTCTGCGCTGACCATAAATCCAATTGACCAAACTGCATTTTGCGCACCTGATGCACATGGCACAGATCGGTTTTCAACGCTGTCCCAATGATATGTTTGATCCATCTTGGGATACTGGAACAATACGTCTTTTACCAAAATTTTCTTAAAATCTGACGCCAATTTTCTCTCCTTCATTTAGACATTTAGACTTGCACGGATAGCACAAAAATAATTACAATTCAGCTTGAGTTTGGGGGTTACTTCCGAGAGCCTTCATTCTGAATCTTATTGCTTCAGTGATTTCAGGTCGAATGCCCTCAACAAAACTTTTCCTGAGAACCACATGTTTTCGCGAGGTATTCAAATTCTGAAAACAATAGAAACCCCGCGAAAAATATTCATTTGAATAGAGATATTCATTTGACATAATTCGTGGGTTCGGATGTTCTGCCACATATCTATAAAAATCTAACAGTAATGGGTGCCACCAGTTCATAGGCATGTGGCAAACTTTTTTATAGACATCAAACGCTCTGCCTTGGTCACATCGATCAATAATAATTGACAGCGCGCAAGCAACTTTGATTTGCGTTTTTCCCCAAAGTCTGCCTTTTGGTTTCACGTAATCGTCGATTTCATACAGTAAACTGCCGATGTGTGATTTTTCGAGTGTGGAAGTGTCGTAAGTGCTGGGCTGTTTAAATTCTGGGACTACCCTTAAAATCGTATTCAATGAATTTGCAATAGATCGAGGGATGCCAAGGATGTCGGCGTGACTGCGTTTTCGCCCCATATCTAGCACACGAAAAGTTGACGTGTCTGGCACCGTTGCTACTGTAAAATCAATGTGCATTCCGCTGACAATAACCGCCTCAAGTCGATGCTGGCCGTTAATCAATTCGCCACTATCCGTG